AGGGTCTATAGCTTCCATCCACCAAAACAATCCACGCGTATTAGGCTGGTTGTTAGTATCGTTATATTTCAATGTCTTGACAACGTACTTAGTAACGTCAATTGTGAATTTCTGACAAAATTTGAAATCGTTGTTTGCATATTTCTGATTGGCATCGGCAACAGTACCGTTTTGTGTAAGTGTGATGCTCTGGGGACCAACTTTAAATAGTCTGGTTTTTACAATACGATACTTGTCAGTGTTCACTTTTCGAAAAGTATCTAACAATGTACCACTAGGAGCAGCGCTAGTAGACCCTTCTTGGAAAAAATTAGGTAAGGATAAATCCACTTCGTTATACGCAGTATCTTTCTGATAGCCTATCCACATTTTAAATAAAAATGGCTCAGGCGCATTGTTGCTTGGACTTTCTGTTGTGTTGGTAGTTTGATACGGACGAGGAGTAATCATACCACGTACTACTACCTTTGATAATCTGATTTTGTTTCCTATTCTCTGTTGGGACGAGGTACCAAGTGAAATTGGAGTAATAGTCGAATCAGGAGTTAACGGTAACGTTAGCATCTGGCTAGGAGACCCGAGATATACCCCGGTTCCATAATCACTAACAGGAAGATTGGTTTGGAAGAATTGGATGTTCTTCGTCTCTGCCGTACTCATTAACACATCCTTAACAGCTTTAGCAAAGCCCTTACGAGTGCCTCCACGCTTGCGATAAATTCTCCGAGCGGGTCGCTTGATTGCTTTTCGCTTTCCAAAACGTTTTGCATTCATATTAATATATATCTTACGATAGAAATTAATTTCCTTATATTGTTTTTTTCCTAAATATTATATTTAACTAGTTCATGGTTTTCATTAATTGTCCAGACGTTCCACCTGTCTTTAGACATTAATGAGAATTCTGGGAGTCCGTTTGTGAAGACGAAGATACGAGGTCTATCGAAGCGTACCTTCTTTGCAGCGTAACGTTTATCGTACGCTACACCGTTTTTTATAACTTCCACTCCTGAGTAGAAATCTCCAAGTTTATCTTTTTTCATACCTCGTGGCATGTCTATCAAGTAACACCTCTTAATAGGTCTTGATGCTACCCAGGCAAAGATATCGTCCATCAAACGATATGGCGGTATCTCCTCAGCGATGCCTGAGTACTCGAGATACTCGCTGAATATTGATTTGCCTATGTTCCCTGTCGGGTCATAAACTAGGTCAATTGTCCTCATACAAAACTCGCTTGCTTTTTTTAAAAGCGCTTCTTGATAAGGATACAACGTGAATTTATTAAAAATTGACAGCTGATGTGTTAAAACTCTTACGACATCAGTGTCTTTCCAAGGACCCTCTATCCGAGTGTCCTCTTTTAATTGATAAAAACTGTCCCCTGCCACAAATTCAGGATTTGTTGTAGGCTCGAAATACTGGGGCGGCACCTTAAATAATTTCAAAGCTTCCATTTTACGTCGCTTTTTTATTAGTGATAGTCTCCCTTGGTAATGAATATATCCTGTATCACCTTTCTCTTTCTGAAAGCAAAACTTCTTTGCTATTCCAGTAAGGAATTCTGTAATTTGCTCAGGAGTCAAATCACCTGCAGTGTAACGAAAATCGTAACCACAGACAGCGTTCATTCTATATTCCTAAAGGAGATTTTATTTAAGTACCTTTTCACGTTAAATATAAAATATCATTATTGGGCGGCTACGCCTGGAAGAACAGCCAATAATGATATACTCGCTATCGCTCCTATATATATATATTTAACTATCTGGCACAACTGGCACATTTTGCTTTTAGCTTTTCGCTTTTAAAAACAAAAAGGAGTTAGTTATTATACCTATCGGTATAATAACACTATAAGGTTAGACCCCTCCATACTTTTCGGCAAATTGTGGGAAACCCACAACAGCCCCTTCGGGGCTGCCGAGCACTACCTACGGTTTGGCAAAAACTTACGGGGTCGCCCTTCCGGGGGACCGAAAAACTCCGTTAAGACTCTGTCAACGTTATTTAGATGTCCTTGTACTCGATATCAAGTTCGTAGCTTAGGTTAGCAGGGAATCTACCTGGAACAAAGCTACCACCGGCAGGGTCTATAGCTTCCATCCACCAAAACAATCCACGCGTATTAGGCTGGTTGTTAGTATCGTTATATTTCAATGTCTTGACAACGTACTTAGTAACGTCAATTGTGAATTTCTGACAAAAT